TGGCGGCGGAAGAGGCGGCCGTACAGGCGAAGAAGGAGTATGAGCACTACGCCCATGTGGTGCTCCCTGCCGAGATGCGTGCCTGCGGCGTGGACTCCATCTCGCTTTCGACAGGCGGCACGATGTCCATCAAGACGAACTACTACTGCCAGCCCAACAAGAACGAGGCCGACAGGAAGACTATCGTGAAGTGGCTTCGTGAGCATGGTGGCGGACACCTTGTAGAGCATGATGCCACGGTGTCCGCTGATGACATGAGCAGGCTTGACACGGAAGGCATCCCATATGTGGAGAACACTGTGGTAAACACATCAAGCCTGAAAGCCTTTTTGAAGGATGGAATTGGTGCCACGTCGGGTGTGCAGCAGTTCACTATCGAAGACATTCCGGCATGTGTACATTTCCAGGAAGTGAACACTGTTGAGATAAACTTGCCAAAATAAGGAGACAGTATGGACAGAAAATGTATTCCATTGAGAGACAACATTCTTTGCGAGGTTATCGTGGAGGCTGCCAAGTCAGGCATAATCCTTGCTGACAACAATGAGAGCATGACATCGAAGACGCTGCGGGCCGTGTCTACTGGCCCTGCCGTGAAAGAGGTGAAGGTGGGCGACACCGTGCTGGTGAACCCACTTGACGTGATGCAGCAGAGAGTGCTTGTGACGAAAGACCTCTGGATTATACCAGAATCGGCCGTCATGGCAGTGTCAAGGCAGTAGCGTTCGCTGCGACCTTGCTAGTGTAGCAGGCTCCCTTATGGGCAGCCTGCTTTTTAATTTGGAGAATTTATGGCACTTTATGATGAGGTATACGGCTTAAAATACAAGTCGGCACTTGAACAGACAAACCTGCTGCTCGGTGAGATGAAGCAGCAGGCAAACGTGGGGTTTGAGGATGCTCAGGCCCTGAAAGAGTGGGCGCACAATCACAGGCTGGACAAGGTGCTGTTCAGCAACATGTCTCATCAGTTCATGTGTGTGTCCCATAAGGGCGAGATAATGCTGCCCAGTGCATTTGAGAACTACTACAAGGATATACTTTTCTATGAAGAGCGCATAGGCAACAAGGTGTCAAAGGTGACGTGGCACCCTGAAGGCTTTGAATATTACGATACTGCATACATAGCTTCCGAGCAGACCGACGGCGTGCACAAGCCTCTTTACTACAGGGACTACACTGTACCGACAGGCTACTACAACGAGGAGCGTGACGCCTTCAATGTGGCGAAACCTTTTCCTGTGTTCGCGAAGGAGACGGGTGCTGATACGTCGCACATATACACATACATCGAGCACATAGCCGGCGAATGTGCTTACCACCTGCTCGCTTGGCTCCGTGCCAAGCTGCTTTATCCAACCACCAAGACACAGGTTGTACCCATAATAGTGTCGAGAGCACAAGGCTCAGGAAAGACGACATTCGCCGAGGTGATTTGCAAGGGCCTTTTTGGCAAGGACAACGTTATCGTGTCCGACCAGTATGACTCTACCGCAAGATTCAACGCAGATTACGCTGATGCTTTGATTGTGTGTCAGGAGGAGAAGGAGGAGACAGACAAACGCAATCCTGCTGGTGCCTTGAAGTCACGAGCCACTGCTACGACGATACGAAAGGAGCAGAAAGGAATAGACCCTATCTATCAGGAATCGTACACTGACTTCATCATGACCACCAACAAGGATGTGCCTATCAAGTTTGACGGTCGTGAAGACCAGAGGAGGTTTATGATTATGGAAGCCGACCCTGCTTTTACACGCAAGACATCGGAGCTTGCTGATGAGGTGTTCACCAAGCTGTACGGCTACGACGCGAACTTCAACAGCGTCGGAAAGCCTTTCGTGGAGGACAAGGATTTGATAGCGCAGTTCAAGCACGAGCTGTTCACACGTGCGGACATTGCCGCCGTGGAGCTTAGAAACTTCCCGAAGACAGCGGCGTACCACCGCTGCTTTACGCTTCCGCGTACTTCAGAAGCTACAGAGATTGAGAGCATCCTGCGCTCGCTCGCGCCGTTCATCAAGGCTTCCCTTGAGCAGAAGAGACTTGTCGCGGATGTTGAGGGTGTCGGAGCACTCGGCGATTTCGTGCAGTACACAGGTGCTTTGCAGTACATGCCAGCCTTCAAGGAGCACTCGGCGTTTGTCGCATTGTGTAGGCCTCTCGTGTTCTATGAGATGCAGACGATGAAGCCTTTCAACCATTCGACTGTCGAGCGCGGCATATATGACTGCGGCCCATGGCTGCTCGCCGACTATGGCATAGCAGTGCTTGGGGACATGGAGCCGCTGGTGGGCGGTTTCACGAACATAGCAGGCCGCTACAGAACGGCACCGGCGGCGAAGTTCTGCCTCGTGTCGGACATGCACACGAATCCCATAGGGCATGTGCAGAGCGTGCAGAAGCCTGCCTTGCAGAAGCGCACTGTCGAGCGCATAGGAGAGCGTTTCCGTGTGAACAAGAACTTTGCGCCTGACCACAACGGCTGCTTTGAGACGGTCAACGAGCTTAGGCCGGGCGTGCAGAGCCTGAAGGGCAACAAGACTGCGATGGTGCAGTACATGGACACGTTCCTTCTTGAGTCCGACACGCCGACACATGCCCAGCTGTTGCAGGAGAAAGCGCGTGCGCAGGAATACATCGACCTCAATGGCGAGGGTGCCGAGATAGCCGCGAACGTCCTCTACAAGGAGAGGCTGCACTATGCCAAGATGGAGTCGGAGAGGCTGTTCAACGAGGGCACTGTGGCGCGCATAGTGTACTCAGGCGCGAAGTCATACCACCTGCTTGTGCGTGTGGCGGACGCGCCCACCACGCTCGACGAGTACAAGTGGCTCCATGCGCACCTCTGCGCCACGCTGTCCGACAAGCTCGACTTTGACATGTCTACGTCCGACCCGGCGCGGCTCACTCGCAGCCCTGTGACGCTGGTACGTGTCACGTCGGCGTATGGTTTGCTCGTCAACGGTGAGCAGCACCTTGTCGCCGAGGACTGGTCGCACGTCTACACTTTGAACTGGCGTGACATCTATGATGCATGGCTCAAAAGACCGTTGAAGCCTTATGAGCAGCATTTCGGAAAACCGCTCTATCCTACGAAGAAGGAGTATCGCGTTGCTTTGGAGGCTTTGCTCGACGGCAGCTTCTGGACCGACAGCAAGTTCGACGGCGACAGGCAGCGGCTGTTCTTCCCTGCATACAGGCTCCTGCGCAAGCTCGGCTACTCAAGCGAGGCTGCATGGAGCACAGTCCTTCTGCCGGCCATGTCGAACTACAAGAAGCAGAGCGAGATAGGCTACTGGAAGACAAGGCAGCACTCGGCGTTGATTAGGAAGATTGATGCCGAACTTGACGAATATATGAACAAGGATTCATCTACGGAGGGTGACAATGCTTGAAGATGACAGCTGTTTGCAGGACGACTCAATGTGGGAGTATGCACTGAACGCAAAGCTGAGTGCATATCTTCCCAAGGTAAGGGAGTTTTGGGAGCATATTGATGACATAGACGTCATGGGCACGGGCGTATATCCTGTGCTCGGTGACGACGTGCCTACAGGTCTCATGTACAGGGTCACGAGCACACCTGCGCGCTCGCCCATAAAGAACGTGCAGGTCTTCCCCTTCGTGCCGTCGAGCTACCTGAACTTCACCAATGTCAGGGGCGGTGCCGTGCGCATGGTCTCCAGGGTATGCGCAGGAGGAAGGTTCACCATGGACGAGTTCACTATTGTGGAGAAGTCGAACCTTCCTGCGACATATCATCAGGGGCAGATTGTCGCATTTGTGCCCACGGCCATGCTCGAAGCGGGCAAAGCGTTGGGCAGGTGGGTGTATCTCACAACAAATGAGCTGATGGCACTTGCTCAAGGCAAGGTGCTCACGTCAATCAAGGGCAAGGCCATAAAGCGTCTTTGATGATTTATTAGCTAATATCCATGCAAATGGCTTTTGTATGGTATGATTTATGTAGTGGGAATGGAAAGCCCACTACAAATACATTATTACTTCTTAGGAGGTGTTCCATGGAGAACACAAACGCAATGGCTAATGCAGCCACAAATGAACTCATGGCAGAGGATGTCAGCTTTTTGGACGCTATGTCAGGCGAAGGCTTCGAGAGCATGACAGGCAATGCGGTAAGCACTGCTTATCTCAGTCTCGTGCAGCCTGATTCGGGTGTGGAGAGCGAGGACTGCCCGGCAGGTACTTGGCGCAACTCGGCCACAGGTCGTTCTTATGGCAATGATGTTGACGTCGTTGTCCTGGATTTCCGCATGGTGTGGAACGAGCGTGAGTCAGACCCACCGTTCAGGACTGTCGGACGCTACCCTGTCAAGGGCATCGAAGTCGAGGTGAGACAGCCGCCGAAAGGCAAGAGAGGCTATCCGAAGCTCATCAACCCGGAGTCGGGCAACGAGATTCAGGAACTTTTCGTGTATGCTGTAGTCCTTCCAGACTACCCGGAAGACGGCGTTCTTTTCTTCATGCCGACCGTAGGTTCTATGCGCACGGCAAAGGCGTGGAACTCGATGCTGTTCAGCCAGCGTCTTCCATCAGGAAAGCAGGCTCCAATTTTCGGCATGCGCTGGACATTGACCGCTTCGCTCGTGCAGAACCCCCAGCAGCCTTCAAAGCAGATTACAAAGTTCGTGAAGGCGACACGCTCTTCAATCGTCAACAAGGAGCTGTTCGTGGAGACCGTCCAGCCTGCTTTGGCTACGGCAAAAGAAAGTGCTGCGGCGATTACATCTTCAACGGACGATGCTGAAGAGTAACTGATTTTGTGTTGACATTGTAGGGGCACCTGGCTACCAAGCAGTCGGCTCGCCGAGCGGACCAGGCTGCTGGTAGTGTGCCTCTACTTTCTCGAACGAGTAGGAGAATATAATATGTTCTGTGTTTGGCATGATTTGCAGAATAAACCGACAGACCTTCCTGATGAGGATATGTTGTGCATCATAAAATATGAGAATGAAGACCACAAGCAGGTTTATGCTGTGGCACCCTACATGAGCGATGTGCAGGCGTTCGTGACATTCAAGCATGTGCTTGCTTGGTCAAAGCTGGATGAGTTCGATGAGAGCCATGGCTGCTCATTGAGCTACATGGACGAGCAGATACGAGACCTGCGCTCATATCTTGCTATGCACAAGGTCGATGAAGACCTTGCGAAGAAACTTAAAACACTTCTGTACTATTTGGCTGGAGAATAAAATGGCTGATATCAATAGTTTTACATTTACAGGTCGTCTCGTGAAAGACGCCTTGATGAAGACGCTTCCGACAGGGAAGCAGCTGCTTGAGCTGAGCGTGGCTGTCAACACGGGCTACGGCGACTACAAAAAGACCTTGTTCGTCAAGGTCAACATCTGGGGAGCACGTGGCGAAAAAATCGCCGGCTTCTTGAAAAAAGGTGGTCTTGTGGGCGTGACAGGCAGCCTCGACAAGAATACCTGGACGGACAGGGACGGCATCGAGCACACCGAGTTCATGGTGAACGCAGTGGACATAGTGATGCTTTCAAGCAAAAAGATGGAAGCGGAACCTGAGTCTTCAACAGAAGAAGACCCAACGTTCTAGTGACAGGGGTACAGGCGGCCCTCCACCTGTACCCTTTTTATTAGAATGTTTAGGAGGATATATGTTAGATATGCTGCGTGCGATAGGAGTCACACTATTCCTAGCGACACTGCTTATGCTTATAATTATATTTTCCGTGAAATATATTATGGAGGATTCTATGGAACATAAAGAAGCACTGTCGGCAATATCAGAAAAGGGGCAGCTCCCCATAAGCGACGGCCATGATTCCGAGCGGATATGGCACAACGGCAGGTACATCGAATACTACCGCAAGGTGTTCGCGGACGCCATGGGCATCGACGCGGACGACATTCCAGATGACATGTACATACATCACATCGACGGAGACCGCATGAACAATGACATCGACAATCTCATGCTCTGCACACGCAAGGCACATGAGAACCTTGAGGTCATGCTCCACCCGGACATGTACGACCCAGAATAGGAGGAAAGCAAATATGATAGTAGTACACCACGCAGGTACAGTATTCACGTGTGACCACATGAGCATAAATGAAGAGGCACATACTGCGGCATTCTTCTGCTCTTACTGGAGAAATGACCCCCAAGCATTTTTTGCCGGAGTGAAAGTGAGCAGCTATGCAGTAAAGTGGTCATGCATTGAGATATTCTTGGAGAAATGTGATGAAGAAGACAGTGGCTGTTGATGTTGAGACGTATGACCCTGGCCTGCATGATGTAGGTGACGGTTCATGCAGAAGGCCCGGAACAGCAGACGACGACGGCTCATGCATACTCTGCGTGGGCACCTACGACGGAGAGCGTGGCAAAGCATACATACCCGGAACGGCAGAGTGGACTGAACTTGAGCAGCTGCTCTCGAACGAGTCGGTCGACAAGGTGTTCCACAATGGCATATACGACCTTTCATGGCTGGTGTGCAGGTGCAACATCGACGTGAAGGGCGACTGCCACGATACGATGACTCGCATGACATATATCGACGAATATGCTGACCTTGACCTTGATTCCTGCTGCAAATACTTCCGTGTTGTCGGAAAGAACAAAGCAGATACCATTGAGGCATGGTACGAGCAGCACAAAGATGACATCGTGGCAGGCGCAAAGAAGCTCGGCTACAGCATAAAAAAGAGCGACTATCTTTGGAAGCACTCGAAGTATCTTTTTGACAGCTATGCTGCTTTCAGAGACAACATGGTGAAGTACAACATACAGGACTGCCGTGCCACGTATAACTTGTACTTTGCTCAGGAAGCCAAGATGCAGAAGGTGTATGAAGCATACATGGTGGATGTCAGGCTCACGCCGCTCGTGATACAGATGAAAAAGCTGGGTGTGCGCATAGACCAGGACGCCATGCGGCGGCTGTCGGACAGGATTCAGGCAGATGTTGATGAGAAGGCGAGGGTGCTTGAGCGCACATATGGCATCACGCTGGACATGATTGGCTCATCGAAGAAGCTCGGCGAGAGACTCAATGACATGGGCATAGTATCACCCGTGCTTACAAAGACAGGTGCGCAGTCCTGGGGTGTGGACGCTTTGTCAAGGCTCATGCATGAACCTGTCATTCCGCTGATAATGGAGACGAAGGGCTACGTGAAGCTGCTGAGCACATACATGCATGGTGGTATGAGCAAGGCCATCCTCTCCGACGGAAGGATTCACTGCACGTTCTCGCCGAACAAGCGCGAGGACGGCGGCACCGTGACAGGCCGTTTCGCCTGCTCGAAGCCCAACCTCCAGCAGATTCCGGCACGCGACAAGATGGTCGGTCACTCATATGGACAGGACATGCGTGCTCTGTTCCTGCCTGAGGAAGGCTGCATGATGGCCGCTCTGGACTATTCCCAAATCGAGTATCTTCTGCTTGGGCACTACGCCCAAGGGCAGCAGGCCGCATGGTTCAGGGAGCAGGCGAACGCGGGAGTCGACTTCCACACGGTAGCGATGAAGGCCACAGGCATCACGAAGAGGAGCGTCGTGAAGACGTTCAACTATGGCGTAATCTATGGCATGGGCTGGCGGACGGCATTGGAGAACAACTTCGTGCTCTTCGAGAAGATGGCCGCCGAGCATGGCATGAGTGCTGAGGAATACACGCAGAAAGTATACAACGACTATCATGCACGCCTTCCTGTCATACGTGACACAATGAGGATGGTGCAGACTGTAGCAAAGCTGCAAGGTTACGTGCGGACGATAGGCGGCCGCTTCCAGCACAAGCCTAAGCCGCAGTACGACCCGACCACAGGCAAGGTGAACGACTTCATCTACAAGATGCTGAACAAGCTGATTCAAGGTTCCGCCGCCGACATCTTGAAGTTCGCCCTGCTCACAGCATGGGATTCGGGAGTGTTCGATGTTTTGAAGATGCACTTGACCGTGCATGATGAGAACGTCGTCTCGGTGCCGTTCAATAAAGCAGGTACAGAAGCATGCGTGGAACTCCAGAACATAATGGACAATTCGTTCAAGAGCGTCCTGAAAGTGCCCATGAAGGCGTGCTGCGAGCTTGGCCCCAACTGGGGCTACTGGTCGGGTGACATATTCGACGAGATGAAGAAGGGCAACTTCGACCCTGCCTTCTTCCACAAAGACTACAAATTGACCGCATAAGAAAAAAGAGCACCAGTACATGAACACTGGTGCTCTTTTTTTTTCAGTTTCCGTTTGGTCTTCCGAGCTTTTTGAGCAGCTCACCCCACTCGTTGCTGTTCACATAGTAGGCTGGACACTGCTTTCCTGTCCAGTCATAGTGCCTCACAATCGGCATGCGCGGAAGACTGTCGAGAAGCTCCTTCAAGGTGGCGATTGTCTTTTCGCTGAACCGTCCGGCATTGTTGCATGGTATCACCTCGATTCCTATGGAAGTGGTGTTGCCAGCTTTGCAACCTGCGTGCCAGGCCATTTTGTCGAGTGGCCAGCACTGCATGACGGTATCGTCCTTCACTATGAAGTGCGCGGATGCCTCGCCGTTAGAACTTATCCAGTAGTCGCGCACGATGTCGGGTGTCTGTCCTGGGTACGGCCCAATCCAGTGTATCGTGATTGTGCTCGGCTGACCACCCACAAAGTGCTGCCCGGTGTCGCACTTCGTCCCTTCCGGGATGTACTTCTCGATTAACTTCATTCTGTTTTCCCCTTTATGTAATGATGTAGAACCACGTAGGCAGCGTGATTCCTTTTATGCGTAGAATAATGGACAAAAGCACAAGAGCAAGGCGCAGCACACAGAGTGCTATGAGCACGCTTATGACCTTAGCCCTGAACTTCAGCTTCGTCTCGTACACGGTTATAGTCTCGTAGCAGCCGCTCAACTCTTCGTTGATACTCGTCAAAGAGTCTGATAATCGTGTCGATTTCGTCCTCCATTCTTCCGCTTCGCTCTGCGACGCTTCCAATTTGCTCTGAGATGTTCTCAAGGTCTCTTGCAGCGTCTCTAATTGTGCCGTCACGGCCGCGGAGTTCGCTTTCAAGCCTATCAATCTCTCTCTGATGGTCGAGGAGACTTCCGTCGTCGACATGGACTGCGGTTGACTTGCAGCCGACGCAACAAGCAGCCAGCAGAACAAGCAGACCAAAAACTGGCTTTTCAACTTTGACCATTTCATCCCTACCCCCCTATTTCTTTTTCGAGTACACTTCACGTATGGTGAGCAGCATGTCTATCAGCTCCTTCACCCAGCGTTCTATGCGCTCCTTGAACTCAGGAGTTTTGAAGTTGTCGTCAGGCCCAAGCGAGTATACCAGGCTGCACATCTTCATCTGCTTGACGTGCACGTACGACTCGTCACGGCTGATGTGGTTGAACGTAATCCATTGTACCACTTCATCGAACACCTGCTCAAGAATCCACTTGGCGAAGAAACCACCATACTTCAGCTCCGGCTTCACGAGCATGATTTTGCTCTCAAGCGACATGATGTAGACACGCGCCTGGTCTATCTGCTGCTGCAATATCGTGCGCTCACGCTCAGAGTTGTCTCCGACAGTGATGGCTTTGGTGTTTATCTTGATATAGCCGTTGCGTATGAGCAGTGTCACGACCGTGCAGACTATACTGATGAAGCCGAGCACGAAGATGGCGTTGGCTCCATTCAGCACTTCCTTAATGGCATCCCACATCACTCACTCCTGCTGCATGCTATCAGCTCTCATGTCGACAGCAAGTGTTTTCTGTGTTATGAGCATCTTCGGATAAGTGTAGTCGTACTTCTTCCAAATCGCCTTTATCTCTTCGTCAGTGAGAGGCGTGCTCTCTGAGCTCTTCGCCGACGTGGTGTACCACATTTTCCTGCCCTTCTCGTCGTGCCCGACGATGTACGGAATGAGCACAGGGAGCTTCGTGTACACCGGAACAGTGTAGCCATTGCCCTCGTCGATTTCCTCTTTGATGTACTCAGTGTCGTCGGAGTCGCCCTCACGCTTGTAGCCTTTCAGCTCGGAGATGACCGACGCAGACTTCTTGTAGTACACAAGGCCTGTGTTGGCACTGCTCAGCGTAGGCAGCTTGTCGACGACAGTATAGCCGTTGGCACTCTTGATGAGCAAATCTATCTCAGGTACGGTGTATACCTTCACACCGCCAAGTACATTGAGCATATGCTACCCCCTTACCATAAGTAAATTGTAATGAGCTGGGTCGTATATCCCACCAGCAACAGGTGTGTATGTCTCAGGCACTGTGATTGTAGTCTTAGCAGTGCTACTTGTACCTGAAACAGCAATACTTTCAGCAGAAACCCTCTGAATATACATAAGACCTCCAGTCAAAATAGAGCACTACAGCAGGTGGGTGACCCATGTAGCATTACGTAAACGCAAACTGTCAATGTCATAAATTTTGTTCGACTTTTCATTTTTCAACTCGGAACGGAAAAATTTTTTTCTTGTCCGAATTGAATTTTGAAAAGCAGAACGAAATTTATGACATTGATACACTTGACTTGCGTAATGCATGAGCACAGTTTACGCTGCACCCACACATGCTGTAGGAAATACAAGCCAGCGCGCTATGCGTTGAACAAGTCGACAATCTCCTGCTCTGTGATTGGCGTGTTCGGTGTTATGTTAGCGAACAGCTCAAGAGCACCCTCGACAGTGTTCTGGTTGCCGAGCTTCTTCCACGTGATGACATTCTGAGTGGCATCCGCTGCGCTCTCAGTGACGCTCGCACGGTAGACGTCGCCAAGCTCGTTGGCACCAGACATGATGGCGACCATGCCGTCCGTGATTGTGGCTGACACCTTCGGCTCAGACTCAGGCAAGTTGCTGTGTGATGCATATATGACGGTCGTCTCGTTGCTGAAGACGGTCAACGGTGTCACGAGCTTCTTTGTCTGGTAGTCCGTCAGGTCGAGGGCGTTGCCGAGCACGTCCCACTTGTAGATGGTGTTGCCGTTCTTGTCCGCAATCTCAGCCACGACGATGTTGGTGCCGACGTCGAGCGTCGTGCCCGCACCCTCGACAAAATCTGCGTCCGTCGTGAAGCGGTTGCTGATGTTGTACACCCAGCCCACCTCGAACGTGGTGATTTTTGTCCAGGTACCATCTATGTTTTTCCAAAGACCTCTGGAGTCGATTCCAGCGTGCTTGTCCTTGCTTACGATGTAAGCGTCGTCCGCATAGATGGCGTCACCCTTTACCTTGTACGTCTTTGCCGTGTTCTTTTTGATTTCCTGAACAAGTGTGTTCAGACCCTGCTCGTCAAGATACTTGTTAATAGCCATGTTTCATCCTCCTAAAACTAAATATTACTGTATTTTTGCACATTCATGAATGTGCTATTTGTCCACAGGACATTTTTCCAGTTTAATGTGCCTGATGTGCTCAAGCCACCAGAGCCTGAGCCGACCATGCCACCTGACCAGGAAAGCAAAGTGGTAGTGAGTCATCTGTCGCAGAGTGTATCTCATCATGTGCTCTCCCATTTTGGCGTTGCTTTTTTGATGCTAGCACAGTACTTGATACCCAATTTATTGCTACTACCAGCAACGAGCGTTCCATCTGACAGTTCGACAGGAGTGTTCCAGTAGTCACTTGTGACATTGCTGTCCTGCCATGTTGCACCCTTGTCAGTGGAGTACTTGATGCCACTAGAACCAATGCTACCAGCAACGAGCGTTCCATCTG